TCCCCTGTCGTCCAGCCCGCTGTCGAGGCGACCGTCAGCCGGATCAGGCCCGAGCCGTTGTTCACCGCGCCCGACACCGCAACGCTGCCGATCATGTCGAGGCTTTCCAGCGACTGGCCAGGGCGAGCGAGCGCGGCGATATATTCGCCCTCCTGCTGGACCAGAGTCCAACGATTCAGCACCCAGTCGTAGCAAATCAGATGATCGAACACGCCTTCGATGCCGCCGTCAGCGCTCTTATAGCTCCACAGCACCAGATTGGATTTGGGATCGGCGACCCCGATCATCAGCCCGAGCGCGGTGGCATCGAAATGCGCCAGGAATGTTCGATCCACCCGCTCTTTGCCGATCGGCGAGATGGCGCCGGAGGCATCGGTCATAACGAAACCGCGCGAGGACAGGAAGAAGATGCGCTCGCCGGCATTGATGATGCTGTATGGCGCCAGCGCTCCGGTGTCTTTCGAGATGCGATCGATTTGGAAGATCACGTCAGAGCCGGCCGCGAACACCATGCGCCGCATCGCGCCGTCCTGGATGATCACCCCGAACTCGCCGCCGACCACGCCGCGCACCACGCCGCCATCCGGCAGGTCTTGGAAGTCGCACAGCCCCGTGCCGGCCGTCCATTCGGTGATGTCGTTCAGGTCAGACCAGTGCACCCGATAGGGATTGTCCAGCAGCCCCGAGAGCACTAGGAACCGGTTGATGACCGAGATGTACCGCGCTTTCGGCGGGGTGCCGCCCAAGTCCGCGAAGGCCGATGAGGTGCCGATCTGGAATACCTGAGGGTCTTCGTTGGCCTGCACCGCGATGACGAAATTGTTGAACTGGGCAAACTGCCAGTTCTCATTGTCGGTGAGCGGCGTATAGGCGATGCCGCCCTGGCTGACGTCGTTCCAGTCCAAATCGGTGTTGTCGAGCTGATAAATCCGGGTGGACGTCGCCGCGAATACCACCAGCTCATCGCCGTCGCGCGCGTAGAAATAGCCCCGGCATGCGGTCGGCAAAGCGGATGAGAACGGCACCTGATTGAGGAACGGCCCATAGCCGTCACCGCGCGGCAACACATTCAGCACATTGCTGGTGTACTGAGCGTTTAAGTCGCTCACATCCGGGCGCCACTCCGCAAACGGCACCACATTTGGGTTGATCGCCACGCCAAAGCCCCCTATGATCGTGATGTTCCCACCCATGGAACATCAATCATCTCCATACCCCGACCGGGCGACACCCCATGCCGCCCGGTCTTTTTGCGTCAATACGACATCGGCACGACGCGCCCATTGTCCATTTGCGTCAGCTTGTTGGTCTTTTTCTTAAGCTGATTCAGGGCTTCGGTGGTGTTCGCTGTCATCACCTGTGCAAGATTCATGTCCATCAGCACATGCGTGGCTAGCTCATATTTCGCCCGGCTCCGGATCAAGCGCTCGCCGTCCGTCATCCAGAAATTGCCGATCTGATCGTCACTTTCTGGCGCGGCATAGCGGTAGACGCCGGCAACCCGGATTTCCCAGCCCGACTCAGCCGGGATCGGATAGAGCCGGAGCTGTTGCTCATACCAGACATACCAGCCCGGCTGGCCCGTCGAGGTGGCGTTGTCGCTCATGCCTTCCATCCAGTTCGGCCGGTCGCCGATCAGGTCGAAGACAGTGTTGCCGATGCGCAGCTTGACGTAATCGATCTTGACCAAGTCGGCGAGATCGGACTCGTCGGCAACGCCATAGAACTCCTGATCCACGACAGTACTGAAGGTCACGGAACGCTTCTCATTGAAGTGAAAGCGCTCGTCCTGATAGGATTCAATCGCCGTCGTGATCGCTTCGCCGATTTGCGTGGTAATATTGGCCCGACGCAATTCGCGAGCGATACGGTCTTTCATGATGCTCAGTGTCGTCATTGTCTATCCCCCCGGAAGACACGGGCCTATACTGCTACTGATGACAGAGTCGCCAGCATGATGTCGCGAAGATTTTGCTGTCCAAGCGTGGTCGGATGCGTGCCATCGCTGTACAGGTTTGTATCCGAGCCCGCCGAGTCCGGCCCCATGGTTGGATCGGCGGCGAAGTCACACAGCGCGTCATAGCTGGAGCTGGCCGCGCGTATCTGGAGGTTCAGCGCATTGCGGTTGGTGTTGAACGTCGCGTCCGACTTGGGCAGCAGCGTGCAGGCCACGCACTTGGCCCCGGCAATCCGGATCGCCCCCCAATAGTCCTGAAGCTGGGAGATGGTTGGAATGCCGTTGGCGCCGATCAGCACGGACAGGATCGTGTTGTAGCCGGCCGCTTCAGCCGCCTGGATGCACTTGACCGCCCGCGACTGCCGCGCCGTGAGGCTGTTCGCCTGACCTGTCATCGTGGCGCCGATCACAGCCATATTGTGACCGAGATAGGTGGGCATGCCATTGGAGTTGAACGCCAGCACCTGATAGGTGGAGGCAGAGATGCTATCGCCCTCCACGATCCAATAGTTCTGCGTCACCACGTCGGTTTCGCCGGTTTCCCGGTGCGCGGCGCGGATCACAGCGGTTGCCGCGATGATCTGATCGTCATCGAGCCACGTATCCCAGAACACGGCTTGCGTGAGCTTGCCAGGGAAGTTCGAGGCGCCGGCCAGGAACGAGTTCTGCGTTGTGGTGTGCTGATCGCCGAGGAACCCGAGCACCGCCGCGTTGATGGTGGAGAGCGAGTCCGTATTGGTATCGACCTGCACGCCGTCGATGAAATAGGATTGCTCACCGGATTTGAACCGGGCGGCCATGACGTGATAGCCCTTATCCGCCAGCCGGTAGATGGAATTGGCCAGCGCCACGGCCGGCTTGGAATAGGCAAGCCCCGTGGTTACCGCGAGATTGAACGTACCCTGGCCGACGCCGAAGCCGATCACCTTGCGGTTGGTGCCGGCCGTGTCCGTGGTGGACACCACCGCCATCAGCGTGCCTTGGCTGACTGACTTGTTCAGCGGGAAGGTATCGAGCGGGATTTGCGCCGGAACGCTCGTGGTGGCCAAGGCCCCGCCCGTTTTGGTGAAATAGCTGGAGGTCTTCAGCAGCGCGCCGGCATAGAGCGTCTTCACCTCTGTTGAAAAGCTCGGCACGGACTCGCCGGGCGCATAGAGCTGAAGCTCATCCGCGATCACATCGAGCGCGCCGGCATTGGCGTTGCGGATCACGAAGCGGACATTCGTTGAGCCATTCGAGACCAGCGTCCCGGTGCAGGCCGTGAAGGTGCTTTCGTTGATCGACGTGGTGTTCAGCGTGGTGGATGAGTTGCCATGGCTGAGCGTCACCGTGCCGCCGCCCGTGTTGGTCTTAGCCTGGAAAGCGTAATTCCAGGTTCCGGCCGGGATCGCGCGGTTGAAGAACTCGCATGTGCCGGTGTTGGCGCTCAGTTGCAGCCGGATCGCCGATTGCACACCAGCCGGCCCATTGGCGAACCGATCGGTGAAGGTGCAGCCGACATCGGAGCCATTCCACTGGCCCGAGCATAACGTCATCGCATTGCCGCTCGGAGAGTTCCCCGAGACGTGGTTGGGCACAGAGCGCCCATTGGCTGGCAGGTCATTTGCATGCGCCCAATAGACTGGCGTAACCGCGAATTGAGCGGGCGCGTCCTCGCCGCTTCCGCTTTCCGGTCCCCAGATAGACAGGCACATCCCCCGATTAAGCATAAACCCCTCTAGATTCGAATGGACAGACCGATATACATTTTGCCGTTATTGTCGCCCTCGTTCCCAGAGTTTGGGTCGCCGCTATAAATGAGCCGCGCCGAGCGGCCGAACCATTGATAAGTGCCTGATTCGGCTGGCATCTTGTGGGCATACTTCAAGGCTGCTGCGGTGCCCGTCACCGTGTAGGTGCCCGAGTTGGCGATCAGCGGCACGCTACGCCGCAGCGTCGCGGCGGTGCCGGTGAGCGCATAGGAGCCGATTGCCATCTTGGCGCTCAGACTAAGGCGAACCACTTGGCCGCTCACCGTATAGGCGCCGGCATCGGCGACGAGGCGCGCGCCCGTGATCAAGCTCAGCGTCGCCGCTGTCCCCGTCATCGTATAACTGCCGGCATTGGCCGCCAGGATGCGCGCGTATCTCAGCGTTGCCGCTGTCCCGGTGAGCGCGTAAGAGCCCGTATCGGCCGCGACGCGCCGGTTATATTTCAGCGCCGCCGCCGTGCCTGTCATCGTGTAGGCGCCGGGCGCGGCCGGCATGAAGATGGCGAAGTTCGCCGCCGTGCCGGTGAGCGCATAGCTGCCGGCATCGGCAGACAGGGTAAAGCCCGCCGATCCAGGGAACAGCGCGCCGAGCGGCAGGCCGTCCACCCAGTAGGCGGAGGCGCCTGCATCATTCCCGGATTTGTTCAGCCCACCCCAAGGCAGGCCGTCCACCCAGAATTGCTGTCCGCCTGCTGGATCGGAGGCCGCCATTAGGTCACGCTCCAGTCATCGACGTTGACCCAGCCCGTGGTGCCGTCGCAATCCACGTAGCACTCATACACCCCATCCGCTGAGGCCGACCCGGAGGGCGGCACGGTCGCGGTGAGCTGTTCGAATGACCCGGCAGCACCGGCAGCCGTGGCCAGCACAGCGTTAGAAGCTTGACCGATTTCTGGCGCGCGGCGCAGGATCAGCCGGGGCTGAGCGCCGTTATAGGTCGCCGCATCGCCGCTACCCGTCGCGCTCTTGCGCACATAGACGGACACGGTCGCAGTCGCGCCCGAGGCGACGGCGAAGCGATAGCCCCTCTTGGGCGGTGCCGAGAACAGTTTGGCCGAAGCTGATGATGGCGCCATCCGCATCGAGGGCGACGCGGTGCGAGAGATCGTCGTGTCGCGGGTGAGCTTGCCCGTGCCGGTATAGGTGCGGTGATCGTTCGCCGTCTGATCATACTTCATGAAGTTGATGCTGCTGACGAACTGATCCGTCGTGACGAGCGTCGAGAGGCCGCCAATATCGGTTGTCGCGGTGAACAGGCAGTTGATGAATTCGAACTCACAGAACATGCGCCCGCTGGTCTGCGGTGACATGGTGATGTCTTCGTTATTCACCGCAGCCACTGGCGTGGAGAAGGTGCAATCTTCGAAGCGGACGCCGCGCAGCCCTTGGACTCGCGTGACGCGGACGTTGAACGTCGAGGTGTTGACGGACCCGCCATAGAACTGGCCGTTCTTGATGATCAGGCCATCGATCTGCCCAGCGCCGAGCTGGAGGTTGCTGCCGCCGTTTTCGAAGGAAATCAGCCCATCGATCACGCCGTTGATCACGCCGCTGATCTGCAAGGCCGTGCCCTGATTGCGCCAGAGCGTAAGGTTCGTGAACGTCCCCGTGGTGAACAGCAGGTTGTTATCCGGCCCAAGGGCGCAAAAACTGCTGTTGTTGCTGGAGTTAATCTCGATGTTGCTCATCGTTCCGGAGAACAGCCCGCCATCGAGCATAAACTGAAGCTGGGAATTGGCGATGCGCATCCCAGTGATATTGATGTTGCCGCGATTGATATTGACGCCGCCGCTCGTCGAGAACGCGCACATCAAGCTGTCCGCCGATGAGAACACCGTGCCGGTGGTCACGCCGGAGTTGATGCTGAAGCCGGGGCCGTTGACCGTGCTCAGCCGGTAGCAGATGCCATTATCCCAGACAATGTTTGTCGCGCTCGTGACTTCCACCCGGAAACCGCCATCTTCGCACTCATACAGTGAGCAGAAGTTGAAGTTGGCGTTCGCCGAAGCGCAGGTAATGCCGAATTTGGGGCTAACGTTCTCGCCCAGATAGTAGAATTCCACCCAGTCAACATCGGCCGTGCCTTGCGGGCCGACATAGACGTAAGCCATGGTTGTCGAAGAGGTGGAACGGACCTTGACGTTGCGCGTCAGCAGGCCGATCATGGCTTGCGTCGGCGACGTGCCGGTCTTGGCCGCCGCGAGGCCGCCGCCCGTGCCGGCAAAGCCATCCACTGTCAGCGAGCCGGAGGCAGCATTGCCGTTCAGCGCGCCGCGCTCGAAACCGGCGCCCTGGACTTGATCTGTGCCGGTGATGCAGATTTCATCATTATCCAGCCAGCCGGTATCGGTGCCCACCGTCAAAGACGTGGCATTGGCCGCCGCGTTGGCCGTGAGCAGGCAGCGGGTAACGTTCTTGCCCGAGGTGCGGCTGAGGCCCTGAGCGACCCACGTACCATGCACGATCAGGCCATAGTCGCCGTCCGCGCCAGGGTCGAATTCCAGCACAGCCGTGCCATCTCGCGGTATCGGCGAGCCCGTAGTGCCGATGTTGAGCACGCCGCCCAGATAGACCGCGAGGGAGTTCGACAGGCGCAGCACGTAGTTGGTCGCTGCCGTGTTGCCATAAGTCAGGATGCCACGCTTGGCGACGCAGCAGGGCGTAATGGCGGCGTTCGCCGCGCTCGGCGTAGAGCCATAGTCCGTCGCCGAGGTCGAGTTCATTGTGACAGTGATGTCGTTGCCCGTACCGGCGCCGGTATGCTCGCCGGCAACGAACAGGTCATCGCCCGTCGTCGGCGTGGCTGTGGTCGTGGTCACGATGAACCGAGCCCAGTCGCCCGCCGTGCTGCTGCGGAAGGCCGAAACCGAGGACGCCGAGGAAACCTTCAGGCCTAGCGTGTAGGCCGTCGCCGCAACCAACAGGACCGGGGAGGCGAACTTAAAGACAATCCAGCCACCGTCGTCGTTGTTCGTGACCGCCGCGAGAAGGTCTGCCGTGTTGATGGTAACCTCAGCGCCGGAAACCGCCGAGCCGCCCTGCAAAATAGCGCAGGAGATGGTGCCCGTCGTGGTCGAGCGTACCGCGAGCCGGAAGGCGATACGATCGACGGTGATCGCCCCCGGCGTGAAGGTCTGACTGGCCACATAGGATGTGGTCAGGGCCGTGACATTGGCAGCCGTGTTGGCCGAGAGGAACGGCACGCCCGTGCCGCCCTCAAAGATGGTGCCCCATGTCGAAGAGCTTGTCAGGTTGCCCGTGGCAATGGAGCATAGCTTAGCCATAGTTCACCCAGCAATTAAGACGTGTAGTCTTCCGGCCGCCCGGTCTTGCCGCTCAGCGCCCGAACCAGCGCGCCGCGCTCGCGATCGATGTCATAGAGCGGTGCCCGGATGCGTTCGATTTCCTGCTCAATGATCGCCATCTTGGGCGCGATCTGCGCCAGGAGCTGTTCGCGCGAGGTCCACAGATTTTCGAGCTTGGCAACCGCCGCCTCACGCTCAGCGCCGAGCTGATGAAACCGGCCGCGCATCTCTTCCATCTTGGCATCAAAACCAGTGCCGGCCTCCACGGGCGCAGCAGTCTCTTTTCTCTTGAAAACCATCGGTTAGGCTCCTTACGCCAGGGTGAACAGGCTGGTGCTGAAATCGACCGTGAAGCTTTCGCCATCGGCCAGAGTCACCGCCGAGCCATAATCCCACCATCCGATCAGCGGATCAGCCGGCGAGGACGGCGTATCATTGTACAAGATGATGTAGCGGAACGGCCCAACCGAGCCGCCCGAGGCCGTCACAGTGAAATCCGCCGCCACCAAAGACGCGGTGCCCGATGTCTGCGAATAGCTCACGGTGCTGAGCGTCACCGGGCCAGCGTAGCCATTGCCCGTTGAAATCTCCGCGATGTTCGCCTTAATGCTGTTTGTGTTAACCGGAGCCGTATTGCTCAAGTAGCACTTCACAGCATGGCTGCTGAGATTGTGGACACCGTTGCCGATGTCTTGCACAAAAATCTGGAACTTGTTGTAGGAAGCCATTATGCGAATCTCCACCAGATTTCTGTGCTGACCTTAAGGAAGATCGCACCAGTTTTGCTAGCTAGGTTAGCGCTTCCGAACAAGTCTTCCCCGCTTGCCACGTACAATTTTACGTTATAATCACCAGTATTCATTAGCCAAATCTGCGCCCCGACCGGGAAATCCGCAGAGAATTTGACGCCTTGCGTTCCGCTACTACCGCCAACCGTCGCCGCCACGGTTGCATGAGTCCCCGTAAAGAGGAGCGGAGCAGCATCACCGGAGTTGCTTCCATCGGCACTCACTGCTTGCCGGTAGTTGAATGCGTCCGGCAGGTCCGTTGCCGGGATCAGGACGCTTGGAATAAAGAGCATGCCTTAGTCTCCTAATCTTGCCCCAGTCGGGGCCGCCGTCGATCGCCGGCAACAGCGGCCCCCCGCAGCCAATCGCCCTGCGGCTGGCCCCTGCACCGGGTTCAGTAAAGAGCGAAGATGCCCGTAGCCGTCAGGCCCGTGCTGAAGATGCGTTTGACCGCAAGTGGGTTAAAACCGGTCTGGAGCGGCACATTGGCTCGCTGCGTGCCCGTGCCGTCGATGACAGTGGCATTACCGCCTTCTGTCACCAGCAGGCCGCGCGTCATGCCCTGAGGCAGATTCGCGCTATCGCTGGCGGTAACGGGCACGATCGCGACGGCCGGCCCGGTATCACCGAATGCTAGTCTTCCCATCTATTCCCCCTATCCAAAGACAATTTCGACAGACGACACCAAGCTCAGCGTCGGCGCGCCAACCGTCTGCGTTCCCACCAGCCGGACGAAATGACCGGGCGGCACGAGGTAAATGAGCTGTTGCGTCTGGTTCTGATCGAGCTGGAGCGCGACGGCGAGCGTGGCCACCTGACGAAGCCGGGCGGTTGCCCGCACCGTTGTCGGTGTGCTGCCGCTATCGGAGCGCAACTCGATATTGCCATCCTGGCCGCCACCGATCGTGGTGGTTGCCGAGATCGACACGGTGTAAAGACACAGCGTGTACTTCGTTGTCGATGGCTGGAAACCAGCACTGCCGAGCGTGCGCGCCGGAGTGTTGACCGCCCAAGCCGGCAGCGGATGCGCATGATCGACGCGCGCCAGTTCCGCTGACACGCCGGCCGCCGCCGAGACCGCCAACGCGGTCGCCACCGTGTTCGACGCCACCCAGTCACGCTGATGGGTGTGATCCGACCGCGATGCTGTCGTGGCCACGCCTGCCGAGCCCGCCGCCGCGATCGCTGGAGGCGTACTATTCGATAGCGCGGGAATGCCGGCCGTCTGCCCCTGGAGCGTGGAGATTTGCGAGGTGTGCGTGTTGATCGTCGTGGTGTTCGACGCGATATTGCCGGTGTTCACCGCTGTCTGCGGATCAGGCCCGTGGTTATGGTCCTGGCGCGCATAACGGGTGGAAGCGCCCAGCGCTTGCGTGCCGATCGCCGGAGGCGCCGTATCCGAGGCCAGTGGCACCACTTCGCTGTCTTGCGGCCCCAGGCGCGCGCGCCAGCCAACCCCGTTCTCATAGGTGAACGTCGCGGTTTCCTGAGGGCCAAGCGTGATGTTGCTGACGCCGAGCGGGAACTTCAGCCGGTTGAGCGCCAGCGAGCTGGCATGATCGCCCGAGAGCACCAGCAGCTTGTTGACGGTGTCGGCATTGGCGACGGTCACCCGCCCACCGCTATCACTGCGCGGCGGGGCAAAGCCGGTGATGGTGTCGCCCGATGTGGTTGGCGTGACCAGGATATCGCTGGACGTCAGCACCACATTGTTGTTCAGGCCGGTGTTCGTGGTGAAGCTCTGCGCATCCAGGACCACGAAGGCGTTGAATGTTCCGATCGACATCAGCTCGCAATCCCCTGATTGCGGAAGGCAGTGAGCCATGTATTCCAGTTGAGCGTCGATCCGACCGGGCCGCGCACCCAGACCGTCACCACATTGCCATCGACGGCGTACATGATGTCGATGCCCTCGGGGCTCATGTCGCCGATGAACCGTTCGATGGGCGCGCCAACGGTGCGCAGCGCGCCGCCATCAGCCGGCCGGGCAAAGCACGCTTCGCTGCGCATGGTGGCGCCGAGGGTGTTGGCCGCGTTGCGGATGAGGCAGGTCACGTCGATACGCACGATGGTGCGCGGCGGCACGATACCGACACTGCTCTGATGGATCACAACCGGCGTTGCATCGGTGGTGATAAACTCATCGAGCATGTATTCGTTATAGGCGCCCTGCGCGGCGTTCATGGTTCGGGAGAGGCGCGCCATCAGCTCGCACTCACGGTGGCGAACCACGCAATGGTATTGTTCACCGCGCCGGTCACGCGCAGCAGAACATTGCCACCCGACGCGGTGAATGTCGCGCCCCAGGCCGCTTGGTCTTCGGCATTGAGGGTGCTATTCTGGCCCACGATACGCGCGGTGCCGCCCGTATTGATCACGCCGGCATGGATGCCATAGCTTGCCGCATCTCCAACCGAGCCAGAGCTACCGCCCGTGCGCATGCCCTTGACGGCAGCCTGGAGCGACATCATGGTATCGGTCGGAACCGGCATGGTGGCGATGGTGGTCTGTGTGGCGTCCGTGGTGGTGATGGTCACCTCATCCCAGATTTGCAGGGATGAGCTTTGCAGGGCGCTGGGGCCATCGCCGCGCACAACGTAGTTGTCAGAGAACGAGCCAGTCAGCGTGAAAGGGACAAAACGAACCCCGTCAATCCAGAGTTCTTTGCAGTGAAGGGCTTGATTTTCGTGGACGCGCCACGGGCCGATGGCGCCGGTATTGTTGGGCATCGCAAATTCTCTCCATGCGATACACATCAAAGCCCCCATCTAGCCTTGAAAAGTTGAAAGAAATCCGGCCGCTTGTGTTCCTTAGCTAACGCTCAAACGGCCGGGCTTAGAGGAAATCTTAGGTGCTCGGCACGCCAGCGATGACGGCACGCGCAACAACCCAGAAAGAAATCACGAGTGTTCCGTTCAGCGCCTGCGCAGAGTCGTGCATATTCTTGACCAGGATCACCACCGAGCCGTTAGCCGGCGTGATGCGGGTGATCATGGGCGTACCCTGCGTATTGGTGCCATTCGCAAGGCTGGCGGCGACAATGTCGGCCGCAAAGATGCGGCTATCGGTAATCGTCAAGGTATAGGTGGCGTTCTGAGCCGTGGTGAGGGCTTCAGTGGTGATCTTCCCGATTGGGAAATTGAACGTCACCGCGCCGGACGATGCTGTGCCAGTCTGAATCTCAGCGCCGCGCACATAGTAGTTAAACTGCTGATTGCGGTGTTCGTCCCAAATGCCAAAGCGGCCAGTAGGCATATCCGTTGCTCCGAGTGGGGGGATGAGCGCCCATCTCGCTCATCCCTGCCGTTTTTAGCTGTCGTTATCGACGGTGAACTCAACTTCAACATCGAGCGTACCCGCTGACGGCGTGCCAGCGATGACCGCAACAACGACGGTATCCACATCGGCCCCGAGCAGCGCGCTACCGAGCAGAGTGACCTGAGTGCGCCCCAGCGTCTGCGTGCCGCTGGTTGCGGCAGCGAAGAACGCGGCCGGAGACCCAGAGGTGCCGAAGCTGATCGTGGATGACCCGTTCATCACCACGCGAGTCAGCATGCTGATGCGCAGGACGTTGGCACCGACCGGCAGCGTGCCGATGGTATAGGTCGCATTGCCGGCAGAGCCGAGAATGCGCTTGCGGAGATAGTGGACCTGCTGCGTCGAAAGCTGACGTGCAGTTGTACCAGCAGTATTGGTAGGCATATATCAGCCCTCCTCTTAGCTGGCAGCCACAGCGTAGGTCGAAACCACAACCGTGCCGAAGTCGGCTGAGTTGAAGCGGACCTTCTTCATGCCCCAGATGCACCATGCCGAGACTTCGAGCAGGCGCTTGTGGTCGAGAAGTTCTTCATTCCAGCGGTACTTCGTCGGGCCGTAATTGGCCTGACCATAGCCGATGACTGCTGCCTGAGCGCCGAGCAGGACCGCGCGGCGGACAGTGGTGATGGCCGCACCCGAAGAGCTGTTCACGCCCTGAGTGACGTCCTGTGACTGGCGCAGAATGACGCCGTTGTATTCACCAAGCGCGCCGGTATAGATCGGGTTGTTGGTGATCTGGCCGCCTGACATTGCCGCCTTCTGGATATCCAGCCACTGGCCAGATGCCGAGTTGGTGCGCAGTGAGGTGACCTGATACGGATGCAGGTACATCACGTATTTCGGCTGGCCGCCGATACGGATCGGGCGAACCATGTTGTTGCCGACCTTCGCCACTTCCACGGCCTGATCGATCAGGTTCAGGGTGAAGGTGTCAGCGGAGGTGATGTCCTGATCATTGGTGCCGGTGCCGGCGATGATCTTGCGACCTGAGGACGGCGCCACAGCGGCGTTGAGGCCGGTATAGCGGGTGTCCACCTGCGGGGTGTAGCCGCAGACCTGATTGAAGAAGCTGATGCTCTTGCGGTCTGCCCACCATTCGCCGAGGCCGTCACGGGCCTGGACGCGCAGATCAAACGGCACGCGCTGCTGATCGATGGTGTTCTGAGACTTGACGCCAACGTTATGGCCAAGCTCATTGATGACAACGGCATCGCTGTAGATCGACAGCGCTTCGCCGTTACCTTCAGCAACCATTGAGGAAGTGATACCGTCGCCGGTCAGACGGGCGCGCAGACCAAATGTGACCTGATCGCCAGCGCCCTTGCTGGTTTCAGTCTTCATCTGGATGATGGAGTTGTCATCGCTGCCGATCAGTGGCGCGATGTCGAGCGCCTCACGCTCAGCTACAACGAGCATATTGCTCCAGAGCTTGACCGCAAAGGCGTCGTTCACAGCAAAGCTGGTGTACGACATGGTGCGTCGAATCCTAATTGTTGAGATTGGGAATTCGCGCCTTTAACGTCGGTGCGGTGACGAGCAGACGCCCGTATTGCCATCGGGGCGCTGGGAGCAATGGGAGCTGTTGACGGGGCTCAACCCGAGCGTCATCACCTTGGCTATGGAGATCAGGCGCTAGGAGCTGGCTTGCACGAAAACGGGCTTGGGCTGCTCTACTAGGGCTTGGCTTCCCCATAACGCGCTAACACAAGATGTTGCGGTTATGGGTTTTGGTTATGCGGTGATTCTGATTCTGCGTCAAACAAAAATGAGTGGCGACCTTGACGTTCGGTCCACTGGACCACACCTCTCCTGCATCACAAGGAGCAAGCCATGACAAACGATGTCAATATCAACAAACTCATCGCCAGACTCGAAGCCGACAGCGGCAAGCATCTGCGCATGCTCACTTTCTGCGAGCACACGCCAGATGCCGTGCTGGAAGCCAGCGATCACCGCTTCCGCCCGCAGCGTTATATCGAGTGCCACACGGCCTTCTGCCTCGCCGGGACAGTCAACCTCATCCGCATGGAAGAAGACGGCATCGACTGGAAAGAGGTGAAGAAGACAGATAGCGGGTATTCCTACTGGTATGACCGGTTTTCAGACGAATCCGCCGCCGCCAAATGGCTGGGCATCAGCTACGAGGATGGCCGTGAACTGTTCTACATGACGGACGTTCTCGACGACGACAGGTATGACTGGGAGGATGTACGCAAGCACTTCGACGCGCTTCCCGATGCCACGCGGCGCGCGGCCGGCCTCGCCGTGCTGACGACTCTGCGCGAGACCGGCGAAGTCGATTGGGCTGGCGCCATCAACGCCGCAGCGCCCGGTACGGTGGACGCCATCAAGAGCGCGATCGACGCGGAGCGGGAAGCGCGGCGGCAAGCCTATGGCTCTGAGGGCTAGACCAGCTAGCTCTTGATATAGCCTAGACCATTGGCTATGTTCGCATGTGGAAGGGTGGCCGAGTCCGGTTTAAGGCACTAGTCTTGAAAACTAGGGGGCAGAAATGTTCCGTGGGTTCGAATCCCACCCCTTCCGCCAAATGACTGATTGACCAAGGAAAAAGCCATGAAAATCGATCTTCTCACAGTTGTCGGCTACATCGCCGCTTTCCTCGCCGCCGGCCTCGTCATCTTCCTGCTGACATTTGGCTCGCACTCCGCCAACGCTCAGTCTTGCTGCGCTCCGAAGCGGAAATACACCAAGTGCTATCCGCTGTGCCAGTATGAGGCGCCGCGCCCGCGCAACCAGACGGAGTAAGCCATGAACGAAGTCGAGGCGAAGAGACTGAAGCTCAACACGACTCTCTTGGCGCTCGACTTAAAGGCGCGAGACGAGTACGAGCGCATCAAAGCCATGGGGGATGCGGGCAAGTCCGTCCGCAACCTCTACCATGATGCCTATTACATCATCATGGACCTACTCAAAGAGCGTGACGACATCCGCAAGCTCGCCTACGAAATCATGCAGAAGGCCAACGGCCAATGACCGACGCGCCGCTCTTAGAACTCGGCAAGCCCTGCCCCTATTGCGGGTTCGGCAGCATGGTGGTGGATGGCGGCGCGGCCGGCTATTATTGCGACAGGGGATGGGCTTGCAAAGCCCCTAGCCCCTGGAGCCTTCCTTCCCCAGATGACCCCAAATGGGGAGTCAATACCTGGATCAAAGAGCACGAAGCCTACCAGACCAAGCTTGACGATAAAGACAGGGAACGAGAGGCCGTTACCGCTGACTTAATCGAAGCGCTCAGGCTCACACTCAAAGTGGCCGACCACGGCCGGCCGCTAACCCGCAACATCCTCCGCGTCGCTTCAGACGCTTTAGACCGCGCCTTCGCCTTCCAGGACGTCTGGCGCTCCACACCTCGGAAGAAGAAATCATCAGAAAGGAACCGTTATGGCACAACCAAACCCGTATGATCGCCCAAAGGAGCCCTGGCCGTGGTGGCTTAAGGCCCTGATCGGTGCCTCCATTGCCGCCGTCGTCCTCGCCGTCGCGCTCGCCATCTTCGGCTCCACAACGGAGGTCAAGGCGCAGAGCTTCAACTGCCGCGCCATCAGCACCCCAACAGAAGCGATGATCTGCGACAGCCGCGACCTTCGCCGTCTCGATGACCAGATGGAACATGTCTATGGCCGGGCGCTTCGGCGCGGCGACACCACGGAACGAGAGCAGCGCCGCTGGCTCCGAAACCGTGATGCCTGTGGCGGACGAGAGACCTGCATCGAAGCCGCATATAAGCGCAGATTGCGCGAACTGCGCTATTGACATTAGACCAGGGGGCGACTACATCGGACACATGATGATGATATGTCGCCCCCTCCTTCTACGATTGCGATATCGCCGGTAGCCCGGCCCGTCATCCCTTTTCCTTGAATCATAGCATCGCCCCTATGGGCAAATTGGTAAAGTCGCCTGCCTCAGAAGCAGGAGTTGTGCTGGTTCGAATCCAGCTAGGGGCACCAATTTGCGAGTGAAGCCATGAACTACCGCCAATGTGAACTCACCCAAGTCGGCGACGGCGGCGCGCTTACGCAGCGCAAGACAGTCGGCTGGATCGATGCTGAGGCCGCCAAGATCGGCTGGCGCATGAAGTTGCCGGACACCAACGAGCCCGGCGTCGAGTGGGAAGTCACCGCGATGTGGCCCTTTACCGTGACGGGTGAAGAGCTGAAGGAAAAGCAGCGGATGGACCGCAAGGGATTCGCATCTACCAAGGGGTGAAGCCATGGCCCATAACGAGCACAAGCGCCATATGCACCGCTATCTGCCCGGCGAGGTGACGCGCCAATATAAGACGGCGATGCGTGAGAAGCGCGGCCTCGTGAGCGCCTGGAAGAAGATGTGGGGAAAGCTGATCCTCAAGGATGAACAGGACATGCAGCCCCAGGCGAAATCATATCGATCGCTCATGAAATGGCGGAACAATTCCCGCCAGAGACAGAGAGACAAGGAAGTCGTTCAGAATTCGCTCGAATAGCCCAACCGGTAGAGGCACGGCGTTGAGGTCGCCGCCAGTGGGAGTTCGAATCTCCCTTCGAGCACCAAGTGTTCTTTGACAACCGAATAGGTCCCGTAGCTCAATGGATAGAGCATCAGACTACGAATCTGAAGCGTGCACGTTCGAGTCGTGCCGGGATCGCCAGAAAGAGGTGGTGGCAGAGTGACTATGCACTGGCCTGCAAAGCCAGGGAGGCGGGTTAAAATCCCGTCCACTTCTCCAATTTCCGAGGAAGCCATGACGCCAATGCCAGAAGGCCACAACAGCACCGAGCGCCGAAAGTTTCTGCTCCGCTACCTGCTGGAGCACGGCAAAATCGCCGTGAACAACAAGTGGCAACTGCTGACCAAGCAAGACCCGGTGCTTAAGAAGCTCCTGAGGCGCGGCGTCATCGCCATCGAGCGCGGCCCCACCACAGGCCGCAAGAGCCCTCGGAAGCGACAGTCATATATTGTTTTGCGCGCGTAGGCCAATCGGTAGAGCTGTCGGTCTTAAAAACCGGAGGTTGTCGGTTCGAATCCGACCGTGCGCACCAGAATGGTCCTGTAGCTTAACGGTAGAGCCCGCGCCTCATAAGCGCTTCGATCCTCGTTCGAATCGAGGCAGGACTACCATGCCAACCAAGGAGAACGCCATGGACCAAACGCAGATCGATGCCATCGTCGCCGTCTTACTCTTCGGAAACATAGTGTTCTCCATCATCTCGCGGCGATGGCTGCTGATGTGGATGGCGATCCCTAACGCGAGCTTGGCTCTGGTGCTCGCTAACGCCGGCTATTCCATCATGGCCACAGTCGTCATGATGAGCATCGTCGCGAATTGGTACATCGTTTACCGCGATTGGAATGAGTAACGCGGCCCCTTCCTCTCAATCATAACGAAAGAGCTAAACACATAGCGGCGGTTTCTCGTCGGCGGGCTGTAAACCCGTTGTCTACGAAATAAGACGAGTGGTGACGAAAAGGTTCAATTCCTTGCCGCCGCACCAAGAATAGGTCTTGTAGCTCAATGGATAGAGCACCAGATTCCGAATCTGGAGGTTGTAGGTTCGACCCCTATCAAGACCGCCAATGGCCTCGTAGCTCAATGGATAGAGTCCCCGTCTTCTAAACGGGTTTGTGCACGTTCGAGTCGTGCCGAGGTCGCCAACCAAAGGAGAAAGCCATGGAAGTAGAAGCGGAAGACGTCATTTTTAGCATATTCATCGCCTTGGTGCTGTGCCTTATAGGCTATTTTCTCTTCATCGCCCTGCCGGCCGCCATGCAAGCGGAACGAACCTTCCAGGCGAAGTGCGATGAGCGTGGTGGCCTTGTCTTCAAGGACGCATGCGTCCGCAAAGATGCCTTCATCGAGCTGAAGAAGTGAGCAACACCAGTGAGCCCAAGGCGATGACCTTGGGCGAACTCTATGACCGGCTGAAGGTCGAGATAGAGCGCGGGCGCGGATCGCGCAACGTTCGCGACTACAAGATCGTGATCCGCGAGAAGTCCATGCACACCGCCGTAGGCGGATCGCCCCACATCAACGTCACGCGATATTACTTCGGCTTCGACTGGGATGATGGCTTGTTCTTCCTGCACACGGAAGAGCCCGTGCGGCGGGCCGGCGCCGGCTTCGAGCGCGCGCGCAACTATGCGCGGCAGATGTCCGAACAGCTCGGCTGGATTTGGATGATCCTGCGCAACAAGGACTATACCGCCGAGATGAAAGTCCGCGCCATCCAGAGCCATTACAACAAGCGAAAGCGCAAGAAATGAAGCTCTCTGACTTCACATTCGGCGAGAGCTTCTGGATGAGCGGCGCCGAATATCTGTGCGTCGATATCGGCACGCACTATGTGATCGCCATCCGCCTCACCGACACCATCAAGGCCGATCCGAGCTGGCTCAACGGCCCGCCTTTCGCCGTGAGCGTCGTCGCCTTCGACGCCTATGACCAGAAGGTGTGCTATCTCACTAAGGAAGAGATGGATGGTGCCAGCTAGAGGAATCGAACCCCTGTAGACGCCTTACAAGGGCGCTGCATAACCACTGTGCTAAGCCGGCTGGTGCCGAAACGGAGAATCGAACTCCGGTCTTCGCGTTACGAGGGCGCTGCTCTGCCACTGAGCTATATCGGCATGGTGCCCAAGTAGGGAATCGAACCCTAGACCTCACCCTTACCAAGGGTGCGCTCTGCCACTGAGCTACGCGGGCGATCCACCAGAGATGGACCGCCCATTGTTCGATGTCAAGGCCGGAGCCAGGGAGAGTCGTAAAGACATTTCAGCCGGCGCCGGCTCTCACGCATCCATTGCCGCTCATTCAGCGCGGCGCCGATGTGAAACGCCAGATACACGCTGAGCAGCCAGCAGATCACCAGGAACGATGTCGTGCAGAACGCTGGCGTGATCATCAGATACCCCTGAAGTACGAGTCCAGCTTGCCCTTGCCGCCTAATTTCGCAGCAAGATCAAGGAATTCGGCTTCGCTCATGTTGGCCAACCGCGACACGGTCAAACCCTCAGAGCCACTGCCCCCTTGACCGCTCAGCGACGGAGCCGCTAGAGTCTGGCCGTTGCGGATCGCCTCCACCCGCGCCGCTGCCGCTGGATCGACAGCCGGCGCGGGCGCTGGAGTTGTGGCCGGCGCGACAGGCGCCGCAGCGACAGGTGCCGGTGGCGTTGGCGTGGGATTGGATACGCCGTTCGCTGATGCTGCCGGCGCCACATACCCATAGGTCGCCGCCAGCTTATAGACAGCCTCACCGTAGCTCACCTTATTGCGGATCGCCTGACGCTGAAGCGCCTTCTCTTCCGCATCCAGATGCTGGGCACGCGCGGCGGCATCCTTATAGCCCAGTACCTGGAGCTGCATATCACGCGCATTACGCATGTGCTCATAGGCCTTGGGCAAGTCAGGCTGCTTGGCCGTGAAGCTCTGCACATCACGCACCAACATCTGCGCATTGGCAAGCTCTTCGATCTGAGCGGATGTCTTCTGCTCAGTGCCGGAAAGTTTCTCTTCGAGCTTCTTGACGTAGTCCTGCTGCTGCTGGTAGCGCTCCTTCATCTGCTTAGCGAACTTGAAGATATCCACATCGGGATCAACAAGCTCTTCCAGCACCGGAGCGGCCGGCTGCTCTTCTGCGGCTGGCTCTACCGTATTGGACTTCTCAAGGAACTCGTTCAGCACCGCGAGCCGTTCTTCCGCCCGCGCCTGCATCTCCTTGATCTTGGCGTTCTCTTCGTACAGGCCCTTGACCTTGGCGCGCTCTTGGTGGAGCGCTTTCAACGGCACATACTTGCCCGTGCGTGCGTCGCGCGCCCGACCTTCCGCGTCGAAGGTCACGCCCTCGATACTGCCGTCGTCCCCGTCATCGGTGGCGCCTTCTGGCGCATACGGATCGAGAGCCTTCTCCTGCGCGGTCTGCGGTGCCGGGGCCGGTGGCGTAACCACTGGCGCGGGTGCGGTGACTGGGGCAGGAGAAGACGCCACATCCGGCGATGGTGCGCTGTCTGTGGAACGGCCCTTCAGCAGGCTCTCCAGCTCTGCCCCCAGGCTTTCCACATTTTCGCCACCGTGAGCCTTCAGATAGGCAATCTCGGCTGGTACTGGCGCGGGTGTGCTGTCCGGAGCCGGCGCGCTCGGGACGTCCCCCGCTGGAATAACGACTTGTTCGCTCATCTAACCCTCATCTAAAAGCCGGAGCCCCCTCCAGCCATTGGGAGAGGCGACCCCTCATCGAGCCCAGGTGCCATTGTTGGCGCCATTGGTGCAGGGGCGGGTTGAGAGGCCGCCGGTTGTGCCATCCCCGCGATCGGCAGAGATGGCAGTTGTGGGGCCTGTCCGATGGACTGACCCATTTCTTGCGGTGGCGTTACGACAAACGGATTGTTCTGCATGCCGAACAAGCCACCATCTTCTTGTGCCCAGCGCTGGCGCTCCTGGATACGGGCATTCTCGCCATCGGCGAGCGCCTGTTCGCTGGCGGCCTGCGCCATGCCCAGCACAGCATCAACGCGCGTCTTTTCCGTCTGGGCTTCGGTAAGCGCGGTCTTGGCCACGCTCTGTTGCGTATCGGCCGCTGTCTTGCGCGCCTTGGTCTGGAGATCGATAATCTTGGCCTTCTCGCCCTCGATGAGGAGCTGAGTCTGCATCTCCTGCATGGGATTCGGCTTTTCGAGAAGCTGCTTGAACGCCTGCACAACTTTTGAGGGCAGCGGGCTGTATTCCAGCAACACCAGGGCCGCATCCGGGGTGATCATGCCCTTGAAGACCGGCAGGAGCTGCATGAGCATGCCCCAGGTCTGGTCTTTCTGGTTCGGCGAGGTCGGCGCGTCATCGACGATAACGTCATACTGGCCAATGGTTTTGTCGCGCAGCAGCGGAACGAGCTGGTATCCCTCGCCTTCCGGGCCTACAATGCGGATCAGCCGGCCGTCTGAGAGGTAATTCTGAATATAATTCAAGCGGATGCGGCCGATTTCCTTGCGGAACCGGCGCAGGCTATCGAACAGCGTTGCCAGGATCGTCAGCGCGGCTTGCTTGCGCTGGGCTTCGAGGATGCCGGGCTGGTTGACGTCGCGCATGCCCAGCAATTCCATATTGATGCCGGTGACATCGCGGATGGAAGTGATGGCGAACTCCAGCAGGTTGATGTAGCCTGCCGGCAGACCAACGCCCGGCTTTTGCATGATCATCTGCTTTTGGATGGCGCCATCGGCCGCCCAGGTGATGCGATCGGCCTGCGCATAGCTCTGTTCCGCCTGTCTCTGGTCAGAGAAGGCGTTCTCTTCGGCGATGATGCCGCCCTTGGCCGTGGAATTGAGGATATGCAGGGTCTGGGAGAGCCATTTGTTGGCCCACATCTGCGGATCGCGCATCAGGCGCACGAGGCCGAACCATGTACCCTTGTTGCGGTGCTTCTCGCCGGTAATGCAGGAGAACGAGAAACGATCGATCGCGGGCGCCTGCCGGGCCGGGCCGAGCAGCGACTTGCCCAAGAACGCCTGCTTGTAAACGCGGCGGGTGAGCGGCACGGCGATGACGTCGATACCGAGCGCCATGGCGCGCTGACGGAACTGGCCGAACTCTTCCTCATTCAGGTCTTGCGTGGTGGGAGAGCCGATATCGGCGACGCGGTAATAGCGTTCGCGTTCCCACCACTGGACCTGGACAATGAACACTTCCGAGCGCGGATCGTGACTCACCGCGATGTTCTCTTCCCGCAGGCGCCGCTCTTCCACCGGCCGCAGCGTCTGGGCTTCCGAGCCGGCGAGCCCGGCCCAATCCGCGCTCAGCTCGGCATCGGGGATATCCAGCCCCAGGCTCTGCACGAAGGACCGCGCCTCATCGAGCTGCATGCGACGCACGCGCCAGACCCGGCGCATGTCGATCAGGTTCTTGGACCGCGCGTCGCGATCCCAGTACATCTCAAGCGGATCGACTTTGGTTTCGATATATTTGCCATCGGCGTCTTCCTCATAGGAGATCACCGACTCTGTCCAGCCCATGCCGACCGTCAGAGCGTCCTGGAAGGCCTCGGATTGCTCATCCTCAGCGTCGCAGCCATCGCTCATCCACTGCGAGGCTTGCGTCAGGAACTCATTGATCTGCACATCACCCGCATCCGTGCCGCGCGGGATGTAGATCGTTTCATGCCGGCCGTTGATTTCGATGCCAGCAACGGCCTTGATGACCGAGAGCACGCGGTTGAAGGTGATGACGGGGCGCTCCTGCGCCTCCAGCTCGCGGCGGGTGGTTTCGTCCCACTGATCGCAGGCGGCGAAGTCGAAATCTTCGCGCGCCTGCTTGCGCCATTCATTGGAGTGGGAGGCATCGATTTCAAACCACTGGCGCAGCGTTCGGTAGAGCGCTTCATCGGCCAGATGGGAGGGCGCGACCTTGTCGTCTTCGACGGCGCCAGCCGCCATCATCTCTTGCATCGAGATGACGACTTTGTCGAGTAGTTCGCCAGAAAGCATTTTCGCCTCAGATCGCGCTTGACAAGCAATTTCTGAGATAAAAATTGCCTGATTCGCGATCTAAGGTCTAGGAAAACTCAACCTTTAGTACGCCGGAAGTCTGCATCGTCCAGATATTCTTGCCACCACGCTTCGAGCTTGGCATCCGAGACATAGAAGATGTCGGCGAGATGGATATGGGCGTCTGCGTTGCGATCCGGCTGGTTGCCCATGTAGGCGATCAGCGTCCTGATCTGGTCTTCCTTCTCGATGGCGATCCATTGCAGGAAATTGATGATGGATTGCCCCTTACGCAGGTGCTCGGGAGGGGTAAAATTCACGGCTGCACCTCCATTAGCTTGATTCCCGCCATTTTCACACGCTGGAGCATGTCTTTTGTGCCATTATTTCCGGGGAACATGACGGCGAGATCGATCCAGTTCTCATCGATCATGCGCTGGTTGCGGCGAAAGCCAGCACGGGCATCATACGTGCCGTGCTGGCCGGTCTTGATCAGGGCATCGGGGTGCGAAATATCGCTCCAGTCGGCGGCAAAGGTGCTGCCGGTGTGCTCGACGCCGCGACGGATCGCCCACTGCTTGCCCCAGCTATCGGCGCCAGAGGCATTGCCATGGATGATGAGGGAAATGGTGTATCGATGGTGAAGATCGTCGAGGACTTTCCAGACCTTGTGCCAGTCGTTGTATTTGCGACCGCCGAACACCAGGACGTTCATTCGTCGCCGGCCCGTTCCGGAACCCTGCCGAAGATGGACTCCAGGAGGGTGATGGCCTTGAGGACTTTCTCAGCGAGGAAGATCGCCCCATCAGATCGGTAGTGCAAGAAGGTGTTCGCCATCGGCACGCCATCCAGCACCACGCCATAGCTGCACTGGTCTGTGCTGCCATCGACTCTGCCTTGGTTGGAGATATCGATGGTGTGAATGGTCCGCTTATTCTCTTCCACCCCGAACGGAACAATTTCCAGAGTAACACGCAATGTCATGGCTTGCTCTTATTGCCCCGTGCTGTCTTGGGCCAATATTTGCTAGCGCTGACTTCGGGGAAGCCGCGCTTGATGGTGATGACGTTGCCGGCGATGTCGCGATACTGGCGCTCACCGCCCATGCCCATCGAAGAGATGTCGTCGCGCAACCGCGCCTTATCGAGCATCCGGGCCTTGTGCTTCTCTTTTGAAAAACGTTTCATGGCTTACTCCTGTGTTTACGGGTAGAATGGCCGGAATGGTGCATTTAACGGTCGTGACTGAAGATGGGGAGGAACCTACCAACCTACCCCAAACACCCCTTGAGCCCGAACGCACCTTCGCTTTCAACGCATAGGCGGGCGTCCCATACTCGCCATGTCGCCAACTCACATGATGTCCGGCCGCACCATCGGAAAATCCCCAAGGGATGCGATATGACCGGATCACCTTATCGGGATCGCGGGTGATTCACAAGTCAAGGATAGCAGCGAGAGTGCCGAGGTTCTTGGGCCGCAGGCCGTGCACGAAGGATGTCTGCACGAATTTGCGCTGCTGCGGCCCATTGAACTGCCTGATGTCATCGAGGATGGCGTAATGCGTGACCTCAGGGTGGCGATTCAGCCACTCATCGACCTCAATGGCCCGGTTCTTCAGGTTCTTGGTCATATCGATGAAGTCGATGCCCTGGCGCTTCACCTCAGCCGCCATGCGCTCATCCAGGCGCCATGTCGAGGACAGCACCACTTTCACCTCAGGGAAGCGCGCCAGCCATTCTTTGAGCATGGCCACTAGCCGGGCATCGAGCCCCATGAACGCGGCATAGATGCCGAAGTCAGGCCCCAGCTTCTCTTTGGTGGTATCGCAGTTCAGCACGCCGTCGATATCGAGGAACAGGACTTTCATAGACGCTGCGCCAGCTCCAGTTCGCGCCTGAGGTGTTCGTTTTCTTCCTTCAGCGCGGCAATCTCCTCCTCATACCGCTTGAAGATCGCGGCCTGGAGCTGAGCGCGGGAGACCGCCAGATAGTCATCCATGGTGACGCCGCCATTGGGTGGCTTGGGCAGCCGCATGGCGTGCGTCGGCTTGCCGGCCCATGGGAAATTGCCCACTATGTAATCTTTCGGATCATCGGGGCTGGCCCAGGTCTTCTGCCCCACGCCATACTTGGCCACGTTCGAGTCCGCGACGTAGACGAAGAGGTATTCCCCTTCCTCCACCACATCAGCCGACTCCCATACCCCAACTGTCTCTTGTGTCATGGCTTTCTCTCCATCACCCGTGGGTTCCACGGCCGGCCGAACGGAATTTCGCTGTGATACTGAAAGAAGAAGTTCCGGTCAGGATGCGTATAGATCAGCTCATCCGCGATCCGCATGGCGTCATCGAGGCTGAAGCGCGTGCGGGCGATGAACTCTTCACTGCGGTTGCTCGGCGACGGCTCATAGACGAACTCACCGTCATCGCGCAGGACCAACCCATTATTGGAGATGACCCACAGCGACTCATCGCCGACATTGTCGCGCCAATCGACGGTCAAGCGTGGCGCAATGGCGAAACTGCGCGCCCTGGCCAACAGGCTATAGGCGTGCACGAGATTATCGCGAAGCTCGCGCTCCTCATTCTCCCGTATGCGGTGAATACCCAGTGGCATGGCTTTCTCCTTGGCGCCGCTCCTGCATCGTCGGGCCTTCGTAGTGTCTACGTCGGTTGCAGCATGGCTTTTTGCAATGGGCGAGATGATCGGCCAGCTTCTCCGCGAGCCGGCGCCATTCTGGCTCTTGATCCCAGATGTGCTTGGCCACCCAGTGGGCATGCGCCTTCATGCGCTGCTTATCGCGGATGCGGCGCGCGCGGCGTGGCTCGGGATACTCCACCTCATGGAAGTTCTGCCGGCGAACGCGCCCGAGCCAATCAATGAAAGCAATGCGGCGGATCATGGC